ATCAACGGAGCTGCTGCTGTGGCACAGACATATGTCGCACTACTAACGCAGAGCGGTACTGATGCACCCACTGCTGTGGTGTTGGCTGACAACATTGGTGACATCACCTGGACTCGTATCGCAACTGGTGAATACAAAGGAACACCGACTATACCTTTTAACTCTCTAAACACTTTCGTCATAATCGGCAATGTAGAACATGACTACCTTGCTTCAGCATATGTCAACAGCGATGGTGACATCGTGGTTTCCACTTGCCGTACAAGCGGAGGCGGAGGAGGTCACTCGCATCAAGATAATAAATTATTAAACTCACCAATCGAAGTCAGAATATATGGCTAATGAAATAGAAATACCTCTCAAGCTCTCCGGTGTTCAGTCACTCAAGGCAGAGCTCCGTTCACTCAAGGCAGCCATTTCTGAAGCGTCTGACCCTGAACAAATGGCGGCTCTCGCTGCCAGAGCTGGTGAGGTAGCGGATAGGATTAAGGATGCCAATGAGCAGGTGGCTGTATTCACCACTGGCTCGAAATTCGAAGCGGTCAGCAACAGCTTTGCAATGATTGGAAATGACTTGGCTTCCCTTGACTTTGAAGGTGCTGCTGAGAAGGCTTCGACATTCCAAAAAACAGTTGGCTCATTGGGCAAGGCTGACATCACTGGAGCTATCAAGGGACTGACCAAGACCGTAACCACTTTGGGCAGCACATTCGTTAAGCTCGGAGCTCAGATTCTTACCAACCCAATCTTCTTGCTCACTGCATTCATCACTGCCATCGTAGTTGCAATTGGTGCATGGTTGAATAAGATTGGTGTGCTACAAAAAGCACTTGATGTGTTAATGATTCCCATCAATGCATTGATTGATGGATTCAAATGGCTGACAGATACCATAGGACTCACAAGCTACGCAGCTGAAGAGAACGCTCTTAAGATGGAGAAAGCCAATGAGAAGGCATTCAAGTCATCAGAGAAGCGCACTGCTGCTATCTCAGACCAATACGATATAGAGATCGCCAAAGCAAAAGCAGCTGGCAAAGACACCACTCAACTCGAGCTTGAGAAATCCAAATCCGTCAGCGATGCTGCCAAGAAAAGACTTGCAACTGCTCGTAAAGAATATGCTGAACTCAAGGGATTGTCAGACAAGGACAGCATCGAGAGACGAAAGGCATTGCGTAAGCGCATTGAGGAGGAGAATAAGCTCATCAAGGATGGTTCGAAAGAACGTCAGTTGATTGAAATCGCTGACCAAGCTGAAGCAAAAGCCAAAGCTGACAAGGCAGCAGAGGAAGCAAAAGCCAGAGCAGTTGAAGCAGCCAAGAAATACAAGGAAGGAAAGGCGGCAATTCAAGCAGAGATTGCAGCTGCCAACAAATTGGTACTTGATTCAAATAAGACTCAAGAGCAAAAAGAGATTGATGACGCAAAAGCCAAGTATGCAAAGCTCATCGCAGAGGCTAAAAAATATAAGCAAGATATCACCGCTCTTGAGAAGGCTCTTGATTTAGAAATCAACAACATCCGCAAAGCTGGTGCTGATGAGTTCACGAGACTTGAGACCAAAAAGTCAACTGATATAGTCAAGGGATTGGTCGACACTCGCACCAAATCTCTTCAGATTCAAGGTGAGGCCAACATGGCATCATTCGAGGAACAGCAGAAATACAATGCAGCTGTCATCGCAGCAGAGGAATCACTCGCTCAAGCAAAGCTCGGAGCTGCCAAAGGGCTTATCTCTGGACTCACTGAATTGGCTGGTGAGAATAAGAAGCTCGCCAATGCACTATTCTTGGTAGACAAAGCACTCGCCATCGGTGAAATTATCGTCAACACACAGAAGGAGATATCTGGATACTATGCCAACCCATTGTGGAAGGCATTGCCTGATGGTGGTCTCGCACTCGCTTCAGCTGCTGCTGCCGGCGCCAAGATTCGTGCAGCAACTTCAATCGGTACAATCGTGGCATCATCAATATCCAAATTCATGGGTGGTGGCGGTGCATCGGTTCAGACTCCAAGTGCTGGAGGTGGAGGTGGTGCTTCTGCTAATGTTGGAAGCGCATCCGTTCCTTCATTCGTTCCTGGTAACCTATTCGGTCAAGGCAATGCAGCCAACAACGTAACCTCACCAACGGGCATGGAGTCAAGTCAAAACATCACCGTCACAGCTGTGGTGAGTGAAACAGAGATGACAGCTACACAAAACAAGGTCAATAAAATCATGAAAAATTCAGTACTATGATAAGCTATCAAGCACTCATCAACGAAATCATCGCATTCTATAACGCCCATCTCCAAGTCAAAAAGGTGGGCTCTGACTTCAAGGAGCAGCTCTTCAACTTCGCCACAAAGGATGAGAAGTATCCCATCGTTTATATCGTGCCGGTGGATGCTATTCCAACTGAGAACACCAATGATTTCACGCTTGAGATTTACTGCTTTGACATCATCCAAAAAGACCGTGCAAACATCAATGTCATATTGAGTGACTGCCACCAGATTCTCATGGACCTATATCTCAACTATACATTCAGCCTCAATGATCGTGATTTTGATGTTGTCGGAGTTCCAGCTCTCGTGCCGCTCAACAATGACCTTCTCGACTACGCTGCTGGATGGTTGATGACCATCACATTCACCATGGATTCATGGACCGATTGCCAGATTCCTAAACAAATTGCAGACTGATTGCAATATAAGTAATGGGACGTTACAAAAACACTGGCGAATACAACTTCAAATATCCTATCAGAAGGAAGATGGCCAACACACTCAAGAAAGTCATCAAGGATGAAGCACTCATCGACACATATACGCTGTATGATTCGGTGCGTATCAATGCCAAGGTGACCACAGAGGGCAACATTCGTGTCGAGATTCTCGCTGCCTACTATTTTGGGTACCTAAATAACGGCACCGCAACCATTGCACCATTCCATTTGGTTAGAAAATTCAATGATTCTCTTGAGATGAATGGATTGATTGCTGAAATGTATGGACTTTATGTGTCTGATTTGGCTCAGAAGTTCCCTATCTTAGAGCTCGGCAATTTGTTGCGCAGGAAACCTAAAGTGATTTATGACTTTGTGCCGCTGTATGGGGATTTCAACTACGCACTGGACTATTAAATCTCCAGCTCTTTTCTCATCGCTAAGAAATTAAACACAAGCACGAGCTTCATTTGAATCACTTGGTCGTATTTGGTGAGGTCACCGTTGCACATTGACCAGATGAGCTGCTCCCATCCCCATTTTTGTGAGGACTTTTCACGCTCCGCTTCCTTCTTTTCTTCTGGGTCAGTGATGTCATCGATGTCATCCACCACTTGCTCGGTCATCAGGTTCTTGTGGCTGGTGATGAAGTTATCTCTGAACTTGATATACTCGGTCAGCACACCATACATCTTGGTGATTGGTTGGTCCAGGAAGTAGTGCACACGACTTGAGGTCTTGAAATCAGTTGACTCCCACTTTGCGACCACATTGTCCTCCACAAGTGATGGTATGCGATACAGCAGAGCGCAGATGTTTGGCAGATACTGAATGTAGTCAGTGGTGAAATAGTACTCCAGGTCGATGAACTCACCGAGAGTCAGGTCAGTCATTGGCTTGAGATAGAACTTGCCAATCCTATCGGTGTACAATTTGCTCGGCTCAGTGTACAGCCACTGAAGGTCCTTGAATATATCGGCTACCTCTGCAATGTCGAGGTCATCGAAGTCTTCAGGGAGCGAGTCTGTGAGTGCGCAGATGATATCGATGTTGTGGTTGAATGCACCATCCTCTGCTTTGAGTTGGCGCAGCTCAATGAACTGCTCAAGACTGACTTGATTCCACCCCTTGGGCAGCGTTGGCTTGGGCATATTCAGCTATCTTCTCGGTGACAAATACAATGTAAGGAACGCATAGTTCTGCTTTCTGTGTGCGGAATAGTTTTGCTTTGTGCTTGAGGTGGGCATCGGTGAAGTGCTCGGTGTTGGATAGGTCAGTTCGTTTGAACATGATCGCCAAGATATCACTGATGTAGTGATTCGGCTTGGTGTTGACAATCTTCTCGATGAGCTTGGTCTCCTTTACTGACAGCTTCAACTGCGCCTCATAGGTGTAGCCATCCAACTCGATTGTTGTCTGCGCTTCATTGGGTGTGTATGAGTCAAGGTTGAAATCTTGCACGAGCTTGATGAACTCGCTGAATGGATAGTCATCCCACATCTCTTCCTTGATGCCAAGGTATTTGAACATCTCAACATATTTTTCGATGTTGTCGAAGTCTTGATTGTTTAGGATTTGGCTGATTTTTTCGAACTGCTCAATCGTGAGCTCGCTCATTTTGTTAGGGATTTCCTGGTTAAATATCTGTATCATAATACTAATTTTTGAACAAAGATAAATATTTTGCAATATAAGCATGACCAAAGACCTTCCTATTTACAAAATCACCATCGATGACGAATACTCCGATGGCGAGAATTTGGGAATCGAAATGATTGCTTTCACCAATATGCCAGCCATAAAGGTGAAGGGTCTTGCATTCAGTAGCGAGAAGAAAATGCTTTTTGCTGACGATGTGAAATATCGCATCACTGCACCAGCTATGATACCGATGGACATCTATCGCAGAGATTCTGAGGAGGGTGACTATTATGTGCAGTTCACCGCTGATGTTATCGAGAAGATTCATGCTAAGTTTATGGCTGACCTCCGCAATCGTGACATCTTCAACCTGGAGCATGATACAGAAAAGAAGGTACCAGCCTACATCCTTGAAACATGGATCGTGGACAACCCAACCAAAGACAAAGCATTCAGCACATTTGGCATCGAGGTACCAGAAGGAACTCTCATGGTGACTGCTCAAGTGACTGACCCAGAATACTACAACAAATTGGTTGAAGAGGGTCAAGTTGGTTTCTCCATTGAAGGATTCCTTGGTCTCAAGTTATCGGAACAAATTAAACTAAATAACATGAAGTTACCTGATGGAGAACACACCATTGAGGACAAAATCTATGTCGTGAAAGACGGCGAGGTTGTTGAAATCAAAGAGGTGGAAAAAGAACCAACTGCTGAAGTGGTTGAAGAAGAGATGGCTGCCGAGCCAGTAGCAATGGAAGATACAATAGTTGAAGAGACAACTGAAGAGTCAACCACTACCGAGGAGGCTATGGCTATCGACCCAGCAACAGACGCAGAAGCTATCCTTGCAATCGTCTTGCCGGTGATTGAGGAGCGTGAGAAGGCATTGATTGCCATCATCGCTGACCTCCGCAATCAGATGGAAGAGATGTATGCAGAGAAAGAAGAAGAGAAGGCAGAGGAGCAAATTGCCGAGGCTACAATGAGCCAAAAATTTGCCGCATTTAAACAATTCAGTAATCAATAAAAAACAAATAAAAATGTCAAGAAAACTCCGTTTCGATTTGGATGTTGACGCATCCGCTTTATTGGCAGCGAACCCAGAGGCATTCTACTCTAAAGCATATTTAGCAGAAGAATCAATCGCTGACAACTACCGCCTTTTACCAGGTGTGAAATCAAAAACCAAATTAGCGACTGTGCTTTTTGGTAATGTATTGCAAGCATCTTCTTGCCCATTCGATGCTCCAACTGATGACTTGAGCGCAGTTGAAATCGATGTTTGTGCATTGAGTGCTATGGCTCAAATCTGTCAATTCGACCTTGAGCAATCATTCCTCGCCCTTCAAATGGCTAAAGGTTCAAATGGTGACTTCACTGTTGCATCTTTCATGGATTTCTACTGGAATGAAATGGCGAAGCAAATCGGTGAGGACATCGAGCTTATCCGTTGGCAAGGTAACACAGCAAGCCAAGATGCTACTTTAGCTCTTTGCGATGGTTACATCAAAGGCTTATTGGCTGACGCTACTGTTGTTGACGTTGATAATACAACTGTAACATCTTCGAATGTATTGGCTGAGTTAGCGAAAATCTTCGCTGCTGCTCCAGCTGACATCATCCGCAAGAAAGCTGACCTTCGCTTGTATGTTTCTACAAACATCGCTAACGCATACGAATTGGCTGCTGCTACTGGTAACACCATGACATATGTGACTACTCCATTGGCATTGACTTACCTTGGTGTGAAAGTTGTTGTTTGTGAAGGTATGCCAGCAAACACAGCTGTCTTGACTTTGAAAGACAACCTTATCTATGCATTCGATGCTGAAGGTGATGACAAAGCGTTGAAAGCTGTCAACCTTTCTGACACAGTTGCTGAGCCGTACATCCGTACCCGTGCCAACATGAAAGTTGGTTTCGTTCACGTTAACGGTGCTGAAGTAGTTCTCTACTCTTAATATATCCAGGGGGGTGAAATTCCCCCCTATTTTTTCAAACTGATAAATCAAAAACATTATGGCTTGTGAAGCTTTAGAAACAATCGTAAAATCGTGCGACAACAATAGTGGTGGCATCGAGAAGATTTGGATTAATCAGCAAGACAATATTGCGTCATTCACTTTGGATGCAACCAATACTTGGACAATCGATGCGATCACTTTAGCTGGTGGTGCTCCTGACTATACTCCATTCGAGATACGCAGAAACACTGGAAGCTATGTTGAAGATGCTGCCATCGACCTCGTGAACGGTTCATCTTATGTGACTGCGACAATCTCTTTGATGTTCCACCGCCGTGACCAAGACAAATCTCAAGCAATCAAAATCTTGGGTGCTGGTCAACAATACCTCAACGCAATCGTTAAGGATATGAACGGAAAGTACTGGTACTTCCCATATCTTCAATTGAGTGCTGTGGGTGAAGGTTCTGGAACAACTCGTGCAGATGGTAGCAAATACTCTGTGACATTGATCGCAGAGAATGACTTCCTTGCATACGAGATTGAAGCAGCTGCTGTGAATGCTGTCATTGCTTAATCTTAATTAACCTACTACAAAGAGCCATCCATACCGGGTGGCTTTTTTTTGTGAACAAAATTTGACCCTTTTGCAATATAAGTAAATGATTTACATAAACAAGGGAGAGGTGAATTCGATTGTGCTGACACTCACAGAGGTGTCGACATTGACTTCGCCTTATTATTTATTCGTTTTTCAGAATGAAATGAACCCAACATCAGACCCAATCCTCTTCACAGCACCCGATGACTCAGACTATCCAGAGAGATTCAACTTATTCTACCTGGATGAGCCCGTTGATATCGAGCTAATGAAGGGACAATATACATACTCGGTGTACGAATCCACAATTCCACCCACAGAAATCAGCGACACTACTGGAGTGGTCATTGAAGAGGGTAGAATGGTGGTGAGTGGTGCATCGACTTCATCAATTTATGACTAACTATGGCTTGGTACGATAGATTCAGAGCAAAACAACAACCAGAGATGGAAGTCATCTCGCCAAATTATGAGGCATTCAGCACACCATTCTTGAAAGTTGGTGGTGCAAACCTCTCTTTGCCATACGTCAACGGCAGATACACCACCGCTGGATGGATTCCATTCGGCCAGGACAATATGTATCCAGAGCTTCTCAACCAGATGGTATTCAGCTCGCCTCTTCATGGTTCCATCGTGGACTACAAGACCAACGCTGTCATTGGTGGTGGCTTCGACATCAAAGTTGATGGTGCAACAGCCAAGGATTTGCTTGACCTCTACACATTTGAGAAGAAAGTCAACATCAAAAAGATTGCAAGAGCAGTCACTGAGCAGTTGGTTGTGCACAATCGTGTTTACTTCCGCCTGGTATTTGATGAGAAAATGAAGCTCAAAAGAGCTCATAACGTATCTCCTGAGAAAGTGAGACGTGGTCGACAGCCGAATCAGTACTTCATCTGTGAGGATTGGTCAGCTCGAATCAACGTGCAAGAAATCAAACGTCATCACCCGACTTGCACTGACACAGAGCAGTTGTTTGTCTATGAGGTTGAGACCCTTGGTCAAGATTGGTATCCGCTGCCAAAGTACAGCTCTGCCCTTAACTTCGCATTTTTGAGTGGCGACCTTTCATTCTTTGCAAAAAGCAACATTCAGAACAGCATCTTCCCATCGTTTGCGATCATGTTCCCAAAAAGACCGCAATCAGAAGAGGAGAAAAATGTACTGCGTAACACCATCGACAAACTCAAGGGAGCACAGAACGCTGGAAAGACTGCCGCATTTTTTGCGAACTCACAAGACCAGCTTCCAAAAATTGAGAGCATTCCAACCAACTCGAATGACAAACTATTCCAGGAAGCATCTGCATTGAACACAGAACAAATCTGTTTCGCTCACACCATTGACCCAATCTTGATGGGTGTCCGAACTACTGGCTCTCTTGGTTCTGGTAGCGATATCAAGCAAGCATATGTCATTTTTGAAAAGAATGTCGTGATGCCATTGCGTGAGCAAATCGTTGACATCTTCAATGATATCCTTCGCATTGCTAAAATCAACGCAGATTTCACAATCAACAACTTCCAAATCATCAATGAGACCATCGTTGAAATCGAGGGAGATGCAAGCAAGACATCTGACGCACTCAACTCACTGAGCCCATTGGTTGCTACCAAAGTACTGGAGCAGATGACACCAAACGAGGTCAGAGCACTCGCATCACTTCCACCGATACCAGGTGGTGACATCACTCAAGCTCAAGCAGCAGCACAAACTCAAACACCTCAAGCGTAATGTTGTACTTTATCACAGAATCTTATCTCAAGACCAACACACCCATCACAGCAAATGTGGATGTGACTGATGTGTTCCCCTATGTAGCCACTCAAGCACAGCTCCGAGTGATGCCGATATTGGGCACCGTATTCTACAACCATCTGCTTGAGGCATACAACGATCAAACGTTGACACCTGAAGAGGAGCAGCTTGTATTGTTCATTCAGCCGGTCATTGCATGGAGGTCTGCTGAAGACGCTGTATTTGGTTTGACCTATCAGCTCAAGAATAAAGGACTCCAACAACAGAGTGGTGACTACTCGCAGCCAGTAGGTCGCAGTGAGGTAGCATTCGGCATGGAGCACTTCGCACAGAAAGCATCATTCTTTGAGATGCGCCTCATCAGATACCTGGTGAAAAACAGAGCAGAATATCCTATCTTCATAAGCCATGAGAATCGTGACACCGACCTTCGCCCACAAATTGAGTGCGTGCAGTGCATCGGTGATTGCTTCATGAATGGTGTATGGAATTGTGGATATCCACGCAATAACGGATATAACAATCAAATGCTTGTCATCTGATGAAAAACAGCCTATTCATTTTGACCGCTTCATTCCTCACAATACTCGCACCAGTACAACCAATGGTGTTGATTGCAATTCTTGCCATATTCATTGACACCATATTCGGAGTATGGCGCAGCGTAAAAAAAGGAGGCTGGCAAGCATTCAAATCTCGCAGGCTATCCGATACAATCGGCAAGTCATTGCTTTACTCTGGTGGCATCGTATTCACATTCCTAATCGAGAAGTATATCGCTGGTGATATCATCTCTCACTTCATCTCTGTGGAGCTCATCATGACAAAATTTGTGGCTTTCTTTTGCGTGATAGTGGAAGTCAAAAGCATCAACGAATCATATGAAAGCGTGACCGGAAAGAACATCCTCGCTGCGATGCGTAAATTCGTCACACGATCAAAAGAAGAGCTCGACCAATGGAAGTGACTCCACTCGACTGACCACCATAGGTGAGCACCGAGAATCCCCCGATGATACTGTTGTCGGGGTTTATTAAAGTCCAGTTTATTGGACAAAAAACTTGACAAATGGAATTAGATATCTCAAAAATCAAGCAAGTCAGACTCAAAGAGTCGCAGTATTTTGCAGAGGATTCACCCAAGAATCAAATCTATTTGCATCACACTGCTGGCAACGGCAATGCGGAGGCAGTCAGTAGGTATTGGAATGGCACCAGCGACAGAGTAGCAACTGCTTTTGTGGTTGGTCAAGATGGATTGATTGTGCAGTGCTTCAGCTCCAAGCATTGGGCATGGCATTTGGGTATCAGTAAATCAGAATTTAAAGGTCAAGGTGCGCCATATCAAAATCTTGACAAGACATCTGTTGGAATCGAGGTCTGTAATTGGGGATACCTCAAAGAAAAGGATGGTAAATTTTACAACTATGTTGGTGCTCGAGTGCCTGAATCTATGGTCACCACTTTGGACGCACCATACAAAGGCTTCAAGCATTGGTACAAATATACAGATGCTCAAATCGAAAGCACTCGTCAATTGGTAGTGTATTTATGCAAGACGTATGGCATACCAAATGAATATAGAGAGCAGATATTCTCACTTGACAAGGAGGCATTCATGGGCACTCCTGGCATATATACTCACAATTCGGTCAGAAAGGACAAGAGTGACATCTATCCATGCCCTCGAATGATTGAAATGCTAAAGAGCTTATGAGAAATTTAGTCACCATTCTGTCACTAATTGTGACAATATTTGCGACATCTTGTACCGCCAACTATCATGTGCGCAAAGCAATAAAGAAAGGATATCGCTGCGACAGCGTAGCTGATACAATTCGCATCACGTCAGTGGACTCTTTTCCCGTGATTGTAGACAATAAGATTGTCTATGAATACTATCACACCACCAAGGATACAATCGTGCGCTATAAGATGTCTTTTGTGCCACAAACAAGATGGCAGACTCGCATTGAATACAAGCTCAAGCGTGACACCATTCGCCAGGTGCAGAAGATAGAGGTGGCAAAGTACAAATCACAGAAAGAAAAGCCCGTTTTTTGGGTGCTTATTCTTGGCTTTGTGGTTGGTATGGGTACCATGTACCTCTTCAGATATTCTAAAAATAATATATGATTGTAAAAAAACACGCCAAGAACATCCACGAGATACAACTCGATGGCAGCTTGGTGAAGATAGCGATGCTGTCAGACCTACATTGGGACAATCCAAAAAGTGATTGGAAGATTCTCAAGCGTGACCTCGACTATTGCCTGGAGAACAACATCCCGGTGATGATAAATGGCGATATGTTCTGCCTAATGCAAGGCAAGGGTGATCGCAGAGGCAATAAGTCTGACATCAGACCGGAGCACAACAATGCAAAGTACTTGGATAGTGTGGTTGAAACTGCTGTGGAGTGGTTTCTACCGTATGCTCACATCCTGACTGTCATAGGATACGGAAACCATGAGACCGCAATCATCAAGCACCAAGAGACCGACCTCCTTCAGCGATTCGTTGACCTCCTAAACTACAAAGCTGGGAGCAATGTGTTCACGGGAGGATATGGTGGATGGCTTATCGTGAAGCAGCTATTCAACGGCAATGTGCAGATGAGCACCAAAATCAAATACTTTCACGGCTCAGGTGGTGGAGGTGTAGTCACCAAGGGAGCACTCAACTTGACTCGTGCTCTTGAGATGTATGAGGACTTCGATGTGTTCACCATGGGACACATCCACGAGAATGCTGCCAGAAACGATGTGCGTGATACCGTTAGCTTCCATGCAAAGACTGGATATCGTCACCATCATAAAGACATCCATCTCATGCTCACTGGTACCTATAAGGAAGAGTATGGTGATGGCTCCAAAGGATGGCACGTTGAGCGTGGTGCTCCAGTGAAGCCAACTGGAGGGCGCATCCTTGTCATTGAATGCAAAAGATATGAGGAGGATAAAATGAAAAAAAGCTCAAAGAGTATCGACTCAATGAAATTTCCTTTGTAACTTAGTGCCGTATTCATAATACGTTGTTTTGGGGAGCTTTCGGGCTCCCTTTTTTGTTAAATATATTATACCTAATCGGGTATATTCCGACTAAACTCACAATATATTGCACCTTTTAGGGTACAATTAAGCGTATTTCACCAGCATTAAGTGTTTTGAATGTCACAAAATCAGGGTAAAACCTGACGAAAATTGTAACAAAATCAGGGTAAAACCTTACACTCCAAAAATAAATGTGAAAAAAAATTAAAAATTTGTTTACAAAAGTGAACATATTTGCAAATGTTCCGTATATTCGCAGAAACAAAAACAATTTATTATGGACAAACAACAAATTATCGACCTAATCAAAGCCACAGAGGCTGAACTCTACAAGGAGCTGCTTGAATGTTATGAGTATCGTGACGCAAGAGATGCAAAAGATTTGGCTATATTCAGAGCATCAGCTGCTTGGTTTTCTGTTAATCAACTACTTGAAAAAATCGAAGAGAATGAAAACAATTAAATTTCTATTTACTGACCTAAACCAAGATGAGCGTCAGTTCCTTGGTGGTGCGGCTGTGATGGTTGCAGGAATTTGGTTCCTATTCTGGTTGACAACAACCGTATCAAGACCAGTCTTAGACCATCCAAGCATCGACCCACAAATCTATCAAGAGCAGAGCTATGAGCTCCCAGCTTCATACGATAAATATGTAAACAGAATCTACAATGAAAAATATGGAAAATAAGTATTGGTTTGCAGAGGAATCATCGAATGCCTCAGCCAACAGCATAATCGTTGATGTGTACACTCGCCAGGATGATGAGCACATCGGCACAATTCAACTAATTTACAGCTTTGATAAAAGAAACAACTATGAAGATTGGAAAATTGACACAACAGAATGGCATAAAGACCTCACCCTTTAAGAGTGCGATGAGGCAATGCAAGAACTTATTGACAGCGCAACCGAGAACTTCCACGAGTTCGCCTTCGAGTGCTACAACTATGACCCAAGAGAGGATGATGACGAGTGGTGGTGCATTTAGTCACTACCAGCGCAACCGATTCTGGACATCATTCAACCACGATCTATACAACAGAATTTGTGAAATCAAAATGCAAGAGCTATGACACCTAAAGAAAAAGCAGAAGAGTTACTATTGAAATACTTGAAAATGCCAAGGCATAAAATGTTTAATGGATGGTGGAATAAAATGATATCAAAGCAATGCGCATTGATTGCAGTTGATGAGCAAATAGAATTGCTCCTAAATCTGAGTCCACACATGGCATTCCCGGAACAAGTTAAGCACTTACAAGAAGTTAAACAAGAAATCGAAAAGCTATGAGATTCAAACTTACATACCACATCGGGCTCGCAGTAGTGCAAGAGTGGATATTCACCAGCAAGTCATTGGCTTATTGGAAAAAGATGGACCTGATTGAGACCGGTCGATATAATGATGGTAAATTCAAAGTGACACCGGTATGACCAAAGAACAAAAACTACTCGCCCTCTGTGGGGTGCTTCCAGTGCTCGGTGACTTCATCGAGGACCTCAACGATCAAGGTGTATTCAAGAGAGTCATAAAGCAGAAGGCAAATATGCTGCTTCAGGAGATTCAGCGAGTGGATGCAACCATCCTGGAAGGTGGCAACATGGATATCTTCCAGCAACAAATCGAGATACAACAATCATTCCGCCAATGGGTGGAGCAAAACTTTTAATCATGAACAAAACAATGCAAGAGATTCTCACTGAAGTGAATCAAGAAATCGTAAAAAATGACCTGAACTTCACACCTGGTGCAGACAACCGTGCACGTCACAAAGTGTACCAGCGTTACTACTTATTTTTATTCCTTCGCACTCATCGACTAACATTGGAGGAGATAGCCAAGATATTTGGAATGGACCATTCAACAGTCGTGTATGGACTGAAGCAAGCTAATATCATGAAAAGAGACCGCTTATTCCTTCGCATGACCGATGATTTGCGTCAGAAATTCGAGCAATACACAGCCATGGACTATTTGGTTGAGCGAAATCTGATGCTCGATGTGCTCCAGTGCGGGTCATTTTGGGAGATGAGAAAGCTCCAGGAAGATATCAAAAAAGGTTTGTATGGTGTGACGATATGACGGATTCTCTTATGTACCGATTACTGGAGTAATGGCAAACACAACAAGAGCAAAAAAATTTTGAGAGCGTCATCGTCACGGAAAAACGTTAAGTTGCACAATATCAGAATTTTAAGCCTTAAGATTTGCAAATTTATCGTCACGGAGCGTCACGAAACACCCATTTATCGTCACGAAATGCGTATATTTACACCCCACAAAACAACATTTTATGAAAGTTTCAATCTTTAAATCACTCTTTAACATCAAAGAGACCCCTTTTGAATTGTCCATTCAGGAGGTATACAACCGCATCAGACTCGGCAATCCTGACCTCATCAAAAAGGTGTCAACCATACGATCATTGGAGAAGGCTGACCCAGAGCATGACCGACTCAAGTCGTCACTGAATGCCATCATGTTCAATGGTACCTTCACCGAGCGAAATGACAGCAGCTTGGTCGAGCATTCTGGTCTGTGCATCCTTGACTTCGACCAATATCCAACCAAGAAGCTGATGATGGAGGAAAGGAAGCGGCTAATTGCTGACCCCCATGTGATGATGGTATTCACATCGCCATCTGGGAATGGCTTGAAAGCAGTCATCAGAATACCAAAGTCGGATAAGGTAGAGCACAAGCGCAGATTCACTGCATTCGGCAAGTACTTCGATAGCGAATACTTTGATGTCAAGAACAGCAACGTCAGTCGGGTGTGCTTCGAATCCTATGACCCTGACATCTATTTCAATGAGTTCTGCCAGGTGTTTGAAGGCATAGAACAAGACCAAGGATTCAGCTACACCGAGCGCACTCCCATCTGCATCCTATCAGATGAGGACAAAATCATCAGCCTCATTGAGCGTTTTGACCATGGATGTCAATTCGAGGAGGGCAGTCGCAATGAATTTGTGTTCAAATTGGCAGCTGTACTCTGCGAATATGGCATCTCAAAGGATACAGCAGAGCAATACATCTGGACCAAGTATGCTCAAGGCTCCAGCTTCAGCGAGCAAGAGATGGTCACAACCATTCGCTCGGCTTACAAAAAAGCCTCATACGGCATCAAATACTTTGAGGATAAGGATACGTTCCAAAGAGTACGTCAGAAGCTAAAGAGCGGCATCCCTGACGATGATATAAAGAAGCAGCTGAATGTGCGAGAGGATGTCATTGAGGATATCAAGAAAGAGATTCAAACTGGTGATGACATCTTCTGGTCAGTCAATGAGAATGGAAAGATAACAATTCAGCCATCCAATTAC